TTATGTTGCAGTTAACTAAGCCCGTAGGGCAGGAACACTCTCATGGCAGAAGCACTCCCTTATAGTAAAACAGTAGAGAAGCACATCTTGGAGTGTATCCAAGGTGGTATAGCTATTCGTCAGATGATTGCTTCTATGCAGCACTTACAGAATGCACCAAAGTCTCTGTCTACTATGTACAAGATATATGGCAGCTACATTGAACTAGAGCGTTCTAAGATCAATGGTGCAGTTGGACGTAAGGTCATCGACCAAGCACTAGATGGTGACTTTAAGTCTCAAGAGTTATTCTTAAGGTCTAAGGGTGGTTGGTCACCTACACATACGGTTAATGAGGTTGAGCAAGAGGTTGACCCTGACCTAGACGAGAGTGCTACCGACACACTCATGTCGCTACTAGGATATAACAACGATGACCCCGAAGAAGAACAAGAAGCAACCACCTGTGCCTGTGGCGAGGAAGATAACTGCCGATGCTCTTAGAGGATTACCTCAGAGTAAAGTCAAAGAACTCTTCGATCAGCTAGGCCCACAGAAGACTGAAGAACTAAAGCATGACTGGTCGTTCTGGGCTAGAGACAATCAACTGGAGCCTGAAGATGCCGATTGGAATGTTTGGTTTATTAACGCTGGTCGTGGATTTGGTAAGACTCGTTCTGGGGTAGAGTGGGTACGTGAGAATGTCAAACGTGGTGTTAAACGTATTTCTGCTGTAGCCTCTACTAACTCAGATATCGAACGTGTTATGGTTAAGGGTGAGTCAGGCTTCCTATCGGTATGCTGGAAGGGCGATAAGACCCACAAGGGCAAGAAGATGGGTTTCCCTGATTGGTCACCTACTAAGCGTACACTAACATGGGAGAATGGAGCGCAAGTACAGTTCTTCTCCGCTGAAGAGCCTGAGCGTTTACGTGGTCCCCAGTTTGAGTTAGCTTGGTGTGATGAGACCGCTGCTTGGAACAAAGACATGGATACTTGGCAGATGCTACAGTTTTGTATGCGTCTCGGTAAGCATCCCCGTATTATGGTTACCACTACCCCTAAGCCAACTAAGTTAATCAGACAGATCCTCAAAGACCCTAAGACTGTAGTTACTACTGGTAGTACCTTTGATAACTCAGCTAACCTAGCCACTACATACCTCACTGCTGTTAAAGAGCAGTACGAAGGAACTAGGATAGGTAGACAAGAGCTTTATGCTGAAGTCCTAGAAGAAGCTCAAGGAGCCTTATGGACTACGGTTATGTTAGACGACTGTGCAGTTAAGCACGAGGACGTACCTGACTTAGCCCGTATTGTCGTTGCACTTGATCCTGCTGTTACATCTAATGCTGAAAGTGATATGACAGGTATTGTTGTAGCTGGCGTTGACATCAACGGTATTGCATATGTCCTTGGTGACTACACTGATAGGCTATCTCCACAGGGTTGGGCTACTAAAGCCATACAACTGTATCATCACTACCAAGCTGACCGTATTGTAGCGGAAGTTAACCAAGGTGGTGATATGGTTAAGCAGACGATACATGGTGAAGACGATAGTGTCTCATATAAGGCTGTAAGGGCCTCTCGTGGTAAGTATGCCCGAGCAGAGCCAGTATCAGCACTATACGAACGTGGACTTGTAAAGCACGTCTCTAATCCCCCTGATGGGGCTTCACTTAACGAACTTGAAATACAAATGCGAACTTGGGAACCTTTAGGTCGAATAGGTTCTCCAGATAGATTAGACGCTATGGTATGGGCGCTAACAGACCTTTCTCTTAACGGATACGCAAAACCACAACTGACCCTCGCTTACTCAAGTGCTAAGGGACTTTCACAGAAATCATAATTGGAACCTGTCTCATGGTTAAGAAGCTCTCAGAAGCCAAAGCTAAATCCACACTTGGTATAGCTGGCGATAATACCCACAACGGTCAAATCCGTGCTGATGAGTTTCTGCCTGAATTACGTGGCAAGAAGGCCATACGTAAATATCGTGAGATGCGTGACAATGACAGTACCGTTGGTGCAGTTATGTATTCTGTTGAGCAGATACTACGAGATGTTGATTTAGATGTTATGCCTGTTGACGATAGCGATGCGGCTAAGGTAGAGGCTGACTTCGTTAAAAGCGTCCTGAATGACATGGACCACACACTAGATGATCATATTGCTGAAGCATTGTCGTTTCTGTCGTATGGCTTTGGTTGGTTCGAGGTTATCTATAAGAGACGTGTTGGACCTACTGAGCGTTCAGACAAGAAACACTCGAAGTATACAGACGGACGCTTAGGCGTTAAGAAGATTGCTGCTCGTGCCCCTTGGACGATCAATAAGTTCGATGTAGACCAAAAGACTGGAGATGTTCTAGGGATAGAGCAGTCCGTTGGTCTTATGAATGGTAAGAACTATATTCCCTTGAATAAGTCACTGTATTACCGAACTACCTCAATAAATGGTGATCCAAGTGGACGTTCTATTCTTCGTAACGCTTATACTTCTTACGAGTACCTTAACAACATACAATCTATTGAAGCCATTGCAGTTGAAAGAGAACTGGCGGGTATTCCTGTCGCTCGCATTCCTGCCGAGTATCTTTCTGGTGATGCTTCTGCTTCTCAGACAGGATTCGTCAGAGACTTGCAGCAGATCCTACGAGACGTTAAATTCAACGAGCAAGGTTACATTGTACTGCCATCCGATACCTACCCCGATAAAGATGGAGCACCTTCCTCCACTAGATTAGTAGACATTGAGCTTATGGCATCCAATGGTAAACGTAACATAGACATCAACCCTATCGTTAGTCGTTACCAGCATGACATAGCTCGTTCTGTTCTTTCCGAGTTTCTTCTGCTTGGTTCCTCCGGGGGTTCCTATGCTCTCTCCAAGTCGAAGACAGACCTGTTCCTCCGTGCGCTTGAGAGTTACATCCAAGCAATAGTAGACGTTCTCAACAAACAGTTGGTCGAGCGTCTATGGCAGTTGAACGGTCTGAATTATGACCTAATGCCGACTATCGTATCTGGTGATGTTGCCCCACATGATCTTCGTGAGGTTGCAGCGTTCTTGCGTAACTTGAATGGCGCTAACATTGATGTGTCCTCACACCCAGAGGTTGTTAAAGACCTTATGGACATAGCTGACTTAAACTACGATCCTGAAGTTGGTCGTTCCACTACAGACAAGGAAGAAACCTAATGGCACTATTAGACAACAGGGTCTATGACAACGGTCTTACCGTCTTAGATACCGAAGCAAATAAGATTTTAATTACGTCTCAGCAGGCTGCAACGTACACCGAAGCAAACGCTACTTACGCTCTTGGAAATAGTACTTCTGTATCCATTGGAGCACCGCAAGATCGTTCTGGTGGCGGTCGTGAGGTTGTAGTTGCTGCAATTACTGATGGCTCCGTAAGTGGCACAGGTACAGCTACACACTATGCTATCGTTGATACTGGAAACACCCGTCTGTTGGCTGCTGGCTCCCTATCAGCTTCTCAATCTGTTACCTCTGGTAATACATTTACACTATCTAGCGTTTCTATCGGTATTCCAGATCCAGCCTAAAGGGTAATATAACATGGTAACTCTCGTAAACAGAGCAAAAGTAGCCACTGCCACAACTGGCACTGGAACAATTACACTTGGTTCTGCCGAGAGTGGGTACCAAACCTTTGCTGATGCGGGAGTGGTAAACGCTGATGTCGTTCGATACGTCATTGAGGATGGCACGGCATGGGAAATCGGCACAGGCACCTACACGGCGACTGGCACGACCCTTAGCCGTACACTAGGTGAAAGCTCTACGGGGTCTTTGCTAAGTCTCACTGGCTCAGCGGTGGTGTTTGTGGGCGCTACGGCGGAGGATATTCCTGCGCTTTATGCTGACAATGCTTCTAGTGCTACTACTCCTGTAGCTAGTGGTACGAATGCTGTAGCGGTAGGTAGTGGTTCTGTTGCTAGTGGGTCTGACTCTATGGCTTTAGGTAAAGCAAGAGCGAGTGGGGCCTCTTCTTTCGCTGCGGGGATTCAAGATAATTCTGCAAGTTATGGTGCTTTAAATAATAGTGCTGTAGCAATTGGTCACTATGCAAAAGCCAGTTCAATTAGAACCGTAGCAATTGGCTATGCAGCACAAGCAGCAGGGACAGGGGCCTTTTCAGCGGGTTTCTTTGCAAATTCATACGGTACTCAATCCGTATCTTTAGGCAAATCTTGGGCATCTGGCGCAGACTCCTTCGCAGCAGTTATAGCCAATAATGGCAGCAGCTACGGTGCTACTGGTGCTAATAGTATTGCGATGGGTGACAGGTCTTCCGCCAGCGGATCACGAGGAATTGCTATTGGTGGCTTTGGCGCTTTGGCGAGTGGTGTATCATCACTGGCGTTTGGATATCAGGCGACAGCTAACCAAAGCTATGCCTCTGGGTTTGGCTACGCTAGTAAAGCATACGGCCAATATTCATGGGCGGGTACTGAGAGTCATGCGAGTGGCCTTAGATCAGTGGCATTTGGGATTGGTGACACAACCACTACCTACGGCGCACAGCACACAAGCGGT